CACTTGCGCCCCAAGTACCAACACCAAATCCTGTTGATTGAACATATACATCTAAGCCTGTATTGATTTGGTATGCTGCGTCAGTTGAAGAACCACCGTTCCCTGAATCACTTGCGTTAGCTGTTACTGTAGTACCTGATGTATCTTTAGCCGTTATAGTATAAGTGTTGCTTCCTGTAACTAGGTCTATTTGGTACTCTTGATTTAAAACAGTAGCTGTAACTAAACCACCCAAAGATACAGCATCAGAAAATGTAACAAAATCTCCATTTACAGCCCCGTGACTGGCATCAGTAACCGTTATAGTTGATGATCCATTAGTAGCAGCGAATGTAGCTGCATTTGTAGTAGTTTTACGTATTGGGGTTACGTCAGCAAAAGCTGTCCCATCTTTTATGTAATACTTTAAATGTGTTCCTATACCAAGATATTTATTACCACCCAAAGATATCCAGTTGTGTAAAGCTCTAGCAGTTCCTAAATACGTGCTGTCAGTAAGTTTTTGCCAACCGCCAAACTTTTCTACTCGGCCTTCTCTAAATCTAATAAGATTACAATCAAACCAACCCCCCTCGGCACTATATGCCGTACCTTCTCTGTAAATACCTGGTTTGAATTGTACTTTTGAATATGGCATTTAGATTTTCTCCCACTCTTTACCTTGAAACAAATCAGCTTCAGCGCTACGCCTTTTTACTAATCCAGCCAAAACTTTACCGCCAGCTTTATTCCATCTTTGAATTTGTTCAGGCACACCGTCGTAATCGCCGTCATTTAAAATTCGTAATAAAGTAGAATCTTTCAAGTTATTGGGTCCTAGGTTATAAACCCAACAAACAAGGGCATCAAACTGACACTGTTCAAGAGGTACTTTAATCATATCGTTTATATAGCCTTCGTATTCTGGCAACTCTTCTTTTAGTAAATGGTCTGCCTCTTCTTGATTTATCTGATCACCCTCTTTTACACCCTTGATTACGCCGTATCCAATTGTCCAAATACCTACGCTATCTTGGTAAGCCTCTAGCCTACACCCTTCGTAGTTTTTAATAAGAGATATACCTTCTTCAGATATGTTCATTTAATCGTCCTTGGGTGTATTAGATGCGCCAAAGTAGAAAGATATAATAGCACTTGCTAGACCACCTAGATATCCGAGAACCAAGTTGATTAATGCCTCTGAGTTCTGTTCTGGTGGCTGAATAGTAACTAAAAATATGTAACCCATAAACCCACCTACAACAAAGATGCCTATGATTCTAGCAGTCCAATCTTTAGAAAAATTTGATCTAGCGTTTTGAGTGTCTTGTACTTCTAGTTTAAATACATCTACTTCTAATTCTTTCATCTTAATCTCAAACTCAGCTTCAGCTTTTTTCAACTCAAGCATTTGTTCGGGGGTAGCATTGTCTAAGGCTTTCTGTATTTCTTTGGGTTCATTCTTACAACCCAATACATCTGCAATCATGTTTGCAGCCATACCACCCATTGGTCCACCTAATGCCGTACCTAGAGTTGGTGCTACTGATCCAACTAGATTTTTAAGTAGTGCTTTCATATATCCTCCAAAGTAAATATTTTTAAAGGCTTACTAATACCTTTAACCTCTATTGGTTTTAATGATTTTAGCTCAAAACCACAATTTTTTGCAGTCTCCTCTGCAATTATTAAATCTTTGCCTACAGTCTTACAACTAGATTCGCACCTAGCAGCTATATTTACGGCAGATCCGATAGCGGTATAATCAAATCTAGTAGATGATCCACAGTTGCCTATGACCGCTTCACCAGTGTTAATTCCTACACCTATTTCAACTCCAACATCAGAGTATCTAAAGTTATCTTGTATTTCTTTAGCGCACATAACAGCTGCTTGCTCATGTTTATCTAAGTCCAAAGGAGCGTTGAATATGGCAAACATCGCATCGCCAATATACTTGTCTATCATTCCACCATATTTTTTTACGGCATCCGATTGAATTGTTAGTGCCTGATTCATAATTTTGGTTACTTGTTCGGGTTCCATACTTTCACTCATAGCAGTAAATCCACGAACATCAGTAAATAAAAAAGTACATCTTTTCTTTTCACCACCTAGTTTTAAAAGACTGGGATCAGATTGCAAAGCCTTCACTTGTCTAGGATCAAGATAATGTTCAAATTGTTTTTTAATTTGCTGTCTTAATTTGTATTGCTCTCTGAATCTTATGTAAAAAGCAACACTTGCAGTAATAAACTGAGATATCAAACTCCAAGTAACATCAATCAATACTCCCTTTTGTATTGTAAAAACGCCAAAGAAGGCCGTAGAAACAAAGACAACACTAAAGAATGATATACCAGCGGTTATACCAAAAACATTCAAGGCAAGCCAAACAAACACCACAGAAAACAAAAAAATTAATATTTCTAAAGCAAGTGCATAATCAGGTATGTAAGGGCTATCTTGTATAAGT